ATTAACTTCTGCATCATTGAATGTTAACCCAGATGACGCACAGACAGTAAGTGTAGAATTTAGACCTGCTGTTCAGCCAACATTTGATTTCTCTACTGCTGCATAAGTAGTATTTAATTGATAATGAGCTACAATAGTAGAGTATAAAACTTTACTATGCCTACAACAGCTAAAACAATTCGTGCGATTGACCGTTTGCGTAAAGCAGCAAACCTTGAACCCACAAAGAAAAAAGTAACCCTATCCGATGGAACAACATTTGAAATGTGGGTCGCTCCATTAACATTAGCTGAAAAGGAAAGAGCACAAAGATTGGCAAAGTCTGATGATGCCAACGAATTTGCTCTCCGCTTATTGCTAACAAAAGCACAGGATGAGAATGGTGAGAAACTATTTCAGTTGGGTGAAATAGACGTTCTTAAAAACGAAGTCAGAGATTCTGATTTACAAAAGTTAATGTTAAGTATTATCCAGGAAGAAGAAGAGCCTCTAGACCCAAAAGACTAAGTGCTGAACTGCGTAAAGACAGTTTAATGATGTTGCAGTTTGGCATTGCCAAAGAACTAGGAATGAGTCTCGCAGATGTTAGAAAAATGACACTCGAAGAAGTGATCGGTTGGAGTGCCTACTTTCAAGTCTTAAATGAGAATCAGGAGAAAGAAATGGAAAAAGCTCGCAGACGTAGGTAAATTTCATATTTTAGTTTAATATATAGACAACAGTATGCGATAAACCTGTGGCTTCATATGATGCACTGATAAATTTAAAATTAAGTAAACAAGGTTTAAAGGACCTAAAAAGGATAGAGGGTGCTGTCGATAAAATAAATAAACCTGTAAGAATTGCAAATACAAGATCTAGAGTCGAAGAAAAATTAGCAAAATCTACAGAAGCTAGAAGAGTAGCCATGATAGAAACCCGCAGAGTCGGGGATTTGATACAGAAAGGTATTGATAACGGTTTGAAGTTAAGCAAAGCTCGCAATGCTGTAGATAGAGCTTCTTTAGCTAACCAGAAAGGCGAATTTAAAGTATCCAAAGCTCAACTAAAGATAGCCTTAGATGAGTTAAACATTGAAACAAAACAAGCTGCTATACAGGCAAAATCTATTAGTACTACTAAAGAACAGGCAAAAGCAGAGGCAGAAGTAGCTAAAGCCTCTGAAAGAACCCTAACAGCACAACAAAGAATAAATGCTATTCGTCTGTCATCAAGTTTTAACAGAACGGCAGGAAATGTTGCTAGTTTTATGGATAGCCAAAGAACAGGTATCGGTCCAAGTAATTTATTAGCTTTACCTAGTTCAAAAGATCTAAAGGGTAGGGCAATACAAAGGTTAGGACAGAGGGGGTTTATAAGAGGTAGCCAAAGCACTTCTAAAATTACAGATTTTACTGCAAGTTCATTAGAAAAAGCTGAATTTTTTGAAAAACGTAGAAATGCTGCTATAGCAAGAGGTATCGCAAGCAATAACAAATTAGTTGGATCGGAAAGAATAAGAAATGCTCAGTTAATAAAAACAAATACTGCTGTTCAAAAAGCTGGAGAAAACCTAATAAAACTATCTGATAGTTTTGGAAAATTGAGCGTTAGTGCAGGTAATTTACTTCCCAAAACAAGAACATCGTCAGGAAAAATGTTAGCTCTTCCTAGCTCTGAAATGCTAGATAAAAGGGTTAGGGGATCAGGGCAATTTGGTGGTTTTTCTAGGCCTGTAGGAAGAAGTTTTATGCAAAGGTTAGGTGCAACTAAAGGTTTTGATAAGACAAGTGCCTTAATTAGTGGTGCGTTTCCTCTGTTATTTGGTCAAGGTCCAATAGGTGCTGCTGCTGGTGCATTAGGTGGTGGTATTGGTGGAATGTTTGGAACTATGGGCGGTTTTGCTGGAGGTATTGCTGCAACTGCTATTGTTCAGCAGATCCAATCTGCTATAGCTGCAATTAGTGAATTGGGCAAAGCACTCGGACCTTTTTCGCAAAATACCCAAGCTGTAACAGATGCTCTTGGGTTGCAGGGTTCTGCTCAAGAAGCTCAAATACAGTTAATAGAACAAGTAAACGGTAAAACTGCTGCTTTTAATGCTGCTACAGCATTAATGGCTAGAGAAATTGGACAGGGAGGTGTCAAAGCTTTAGAAAAATTTGGTGATACTAGCAGACTAATATCCCTTGAATTTTCACGATTTGTTTTGCAAGTACAACAAGCTACAGCAAGATTAATTAACTTTACGAATAGAGTTTTAGGACTCTCACAAGCTCTAGAAAAAGGGGAAGCACAGGATTTAGTTGCGACAGCAGCAGCATCAAAAAATAAAGAAGCCCAAGCTTTACTTGATGAAAGAGAAAGTGAAGGGTTTTTTAGTAAATTAGATAACGCAATTAATAACTCATTTTTCGGTAAGCTAGGTCAATTTGTTGTTCCTGGAGGTTCGGGTTTTGGCGGTCTTGCAAAAGGTCTATCTAGTATTACGGGTCAAAAAAGTGCTGATGATGATTTAACCAAGCGAGAACAGTTATTTGCTGTTGGAGAAAAAATAAGAATCCAAGCTGGTGCTATTACGAGTGAAAGTAATTTAACTGTTAAGACTCTTAGAGATGAACTTGATTTAAGAAACAGAATTAAAGAAAATGAAAAAAGTATGAGTAAAACATTAGCGGAGAAGGTATCTAAGGTTCAGCAAGAATTTGATTTTAGGGAAAAAACTTTGAAAACTACATTAGATCAGTTAGTTAAAGAAAGAGACCAAATTGAAGAAAACGCTAAAAAAAGATCTGGAATAGATAAGCAAGAACAAACAGAAATTGATAAGGCTAATGCCAAAATTAAAGCTCAAGAAGGTCTTATTGAAAAGAACAATGAGTTAAGAAAGGAATCAGTAGGTCTTATAACAGATTTAAACACAGAACTGGAAAAAGTAAAAGTAACTAAAGAACAAATTACAGATTTACTAGCCAATGAAATGACAAATGCAATTATGGGGCTTATTGAAGGAACGAGAACACTTGGTGAATCACTAGCAAGTGTTGCTAAGTCATTAGCAAATATGTTTCTTAATGCTGCATTTCAAAATATGTTTAATAATTTGTTTCCTGGACCTAAAAAGACTCAAGGCAAGCAAG